ATTTGCATTTAATGAGGCTGGTACATTTGCAGTAGGTGATATTGGTATGGGTATGGGTAAACTATTATCAGATTCAATTGCTGATAGTATTAAAGAAAGTGTAGAACAAGGTACTGATAATATTCAATTAATTAAAACATTAGGATCAATTAAAAATATAGTTGAAACATCTGAAATTGATACTTTTGTTACAGCAATAGATGGTTTTAATGAACTAGATGATAAATTAAAAATAACAGCTGACAAACTGATTACTTTAGTTAATCAAAAAAGTAATAATACTAACTTGGCAATCAATTATATTGCACAAAAAATTAAAAAAGCTATTAATAAAAATAAATCTAATACAGCATTAAAATCAAGACAACTTGTTACTATTGCTCAAAATGCTGCAAATAATGGTTATTCATTTATTAAAAATATTGTTCCTTATATTGGATCTGTTCCATCTATTTTTAGAACAATAACTATTATTGAAAAAATATTTGAAACTCAATCTCAAGCTACTTTTAATATGACTAATATTAGTCTTATAATTGGAGCATTAACAAATATAACTGAATATAATAATTATATTTATATTGATATAATTAGATCTGTACAAGATTCTAATATCATATTACGTGCAAAAAATATAAACGAAATAATTAAATCTATTGACGATGCTGCTGCTGCTGCTGCTGCTGCTGGAGGTGCTGATGCTGCTGCTGCTGCTGCTGCTGATCAAGCTGCTAATACTACCAGAGCTAATATGAAACAAATTACAGATTCTATTGAAGTAATATTAAATGGTACTGGTCAACCAGCAATAGCTAATGTAATTAATATAGGTATATCTACAACTGTTAAATCAATAATAAAACAATATGATATTCAAGCTAATGGTGATAATTTTTATGATTTGTTTCTCGATACATATAAAAATCAAATAATACATATATCTGAATCTAATAAAGCAACATCTTCATCTAATATAATAACAAAAGTTAATCAATCTAATAATAGAATGGCAACATTAACTGATGACCTATATAAATTATTTAATGATACAACTATTATTATTAAAACAATTTTGGAGACTGCGAATCGTTTAGCTGCTGCTGCTGCTGCTGCTGCTGCTGTTGGTGGCGCTCCTCTTGTAATTGCTAATGTTGTTGCTGCTCTTCTTGCTCAACCTGCACCTGATACTATTGATCCTGGGATATTTCAAGCTGTTGTTAATGCGCTAGGTGCGCCAGTAGCAGTTACTGTTGGTGATTTTAATTATAGTTTAAATGTTATAAATGCAATAATATTACAAATTAATACAGTTATAGCTAATCCTGTTGTTCAAATCAATCATGATAATATTGTTCCTATTTTAAATATGCTATGTACTGATATTATTTGTTATTCACGAGATTCTTTAAATAATGGAATATACACAGCAGCAGGAGGAGCAGACGTTCCTGCATTAGGACTACTACAACAACTACAACCAGCAGGAGCAGCAGGAGCAGCACCACCACCAGCACCACCAGCACCAGTAGATGTACCAGAAAATGCAGAAAATCAGGATTTTTTTATGCAAGACAATTTTGTATATCCAAATAATACAAACACTGCACGATCTCGAACAAAACAATGGTTAGAAATTAGATTAAATAATAATACAGAGATATATAATACAGTTACTAAAAAATTTATAATAGATACTGTTGCTGAAGAATTAGAGTACTCACAAAGTGTTGATCAATCTATCAATATATTTTATAATACTATCAATTATGCTCTGTGTATTATTATTTATGCAACTATATCTATAGTAAATAATATTCTTGTTACTAATGGTCAAGCCGCAATTCCACGTGAAGATTTTAATAGGGATCAATTTGCTAATATTAAAACAGAATTAATTAAAACAAGTACTGACTATTTACAACTAGGTATAATAAATACATTAAATGACAAATTAAATCCGATGGATGATAATCAGAAAAATGCACCCAATAATGTTATAAAATATATTCAATTTGAATTAGATAAATTAGAACCTAAAACAGACGAATCTATTATAGAAAGAACAAATTTAGCAAAAAATAATGCAAATTTTGCAATTAAAATAGGAACAAATAGAATAAATGCAAAAAATGCGCTTGAAATTTATAATTCAATAAATACAGTTCCAAATAATAATTTAATCACAATTCAAAGATATTTAATGACAGAATTTGTTAAAAAAATAAAAAATGATAATAATCCTACAAATAATGTTATAAATGTTAAGATAGATGAGATATATAATATAGATTCTAGTTCAAAACTAATTGCATCTGTTGCAAATATTGTTGCAAATGCTTGTTTAATAGCAATTACACATAATAGAAATATTTTTCCTGCTGGTCAAGTACCACCTGGTCAAGTACCACCTGGTCTAGTACAAGCTGCAATTAATAATAATAATATAACCAAATTATTAGATATATTAGTAAAAAATAGTATTGATAATAATGATTATGTTGCTGATATAATTCATAATTATATTACTGGCATTAATCAAGCAACTAATGGTACAACTCAACAAAATAATAATTTAATAGTTTCTAATACAGAATTAATTGTTTTATCATTAATATTATCTAAAAATATTATATTTAGCAAATCAAAATTATATGAATATTTTAAAATAAATCCCGAAACTATTAATAAATTACATATTACTAGATTACCAAATTATGCTGCATACATTGGAAAAATACATGATATTGAACTAGAGATAAAGATAAAAAATGATAATAAAATTACAACAGAATTAAAATTTAGTGATCTTACATTAGTTAATGATTTTATATTAGTTAATAATTTTTCATCAGACCTATCTATATTTATTAAAGAATTAGAATCAAAATTAGCTTCATTTGTATCTAGAGGAACATCTGTTACTGAAAAAATTACATTAGAAGGTTATAATTTATCCTGTTTGTTATTAGCGTTATTACAAAAAATAAAAGATATAACAAATCCTAAAGATTTTTTGAATACAATTAAAATGTTTAAAAATATTTATCAATATATTAAAAGCGCATATGAAGAAAATATAGTTACGATTAATGAAGCTAGTGGTGATAATGAAATTGTAAAAATTTACTATAAAACATATTTTGAATCTATTGATGATTTACTACAAAATATTAATATAAATACTGTTTTTAATAAATTAAAAGAGATAAATAAATACCAATTAAGAACCCTTTTGAATAAAAATTACAATTTTAGTAAAAAATTGCTGGTTGATTCTAGTAATTTAGAAGATACTATTGCAACAGCGATAACTATTGCAACAGCGATAACTACTGTAGATAATAATCTTATTTATTTTATTAAATTAATTGCAAAATCATTAGAATTTATGTCCAAACTAGTTTTAGATAGTATTTTTGATAAAATTGATGATGCCAAACAAGGATTAATAATTAATGCAATTCTTTCTGCATTTTTAAGTATTAATGCAGTATTACCGGGTGCATTACCTAGTCCTAATGACGTACCAAATGCAGTAAAACTATTACATGCTGTCAAAAATAATAATGTTGCTGCATATATTACTAGAATTAATAATTTAAAAGATGATGCTCTAAATTTATTATCTAAACGTCTTATTCAAAATACAGAAAATTTTAATATAATTATCAAACAAGCTATACTAATTATAATAAATCATATAGAAACAAAATTTATTGCTCTTAAACCAGGTGATGATATTATTCCAGGTATTAAAAATATAATTAAAGAAATTACTAAATCTGTTGAGATTGCATTTGCTGCTAATGGAGACACTGATTTTATTAGTTTAAGAAATAATGCAATTACTTATTTTAGTGCAGCAACAGTTACAGCTAGAAATTTAGAAATAATGATTGTTAGTAAACACGAAATTATAATTGATGTAAAAAAAATAAAGGGTGATGATATAACAATTGAACAATTACCAGTATCCCAATTAAATGATTTAAATCAAAGTATTGTTGCTTATATGGATTTTTTAAATAAAATATCAATAATACCAGAACTAATAGACATTAAATATGCAGTTGATGAAATTTTAATTACACCTAATATTAAAATTCAAGACATATATGAAATACTTCAACGTCATCTTAATGAAGCCATAGTAACTTTTAAAAAAGATTATTTTATAGAAGCAGTCGATTATACTAATGCTATAGATAAACCAGGTGCTACTGATCAAGATATAATTAACATTATAAGCAATGTTATTGAATACATAAATAATAGTAAAATTAATTTACCAAAAACAATGATATTATTAAAAGAAATTGAAAAACTAGCAAAAAAATTAGAGGATATTAAGATTAATGATCCAGATGCGATTATTAAAGAATTTGATATTACAAATCTAATTAATGTACCTGTAATTACTGCTGCCGTTGCAAACCAACGTAAAAATATAATTTTGCAAACTATCAATATAATTAACGAATTAATAGTAGCACCAGCACCAGCAGATAGAAATATTGGATTTTTTGTAAATAATCGTGCTAATTTAATGAATGCCTATAATATGTTATTTGACATAATTACTTGGGCTAATGAAAATACTGATAAAGATGCTGGTGAATTAGTTAAACAAATTGGAATAATTGCTGGACGTTGTTCTGCTAGTGTAGCTATTAAAACTCTTAAAGATGATGTATTTTTAGAAAATTATTCATTTAATATAAATTTTAAAAAAGAAGATAAATTTGAAGAACCAGATTTTGTTAATCCAAAAGAATATTATCCTATAATTAATGTTAACCATCTTAATAATAAAACTATTTTTGATCTTCAATTCATAAAAAAACTGATAGATGAAAATACATACAAATTTATTATAGCGTTATACTTGTATCGAGTAAAATATCATTACATATTTAATCACCAACCATACTATAAAGATTTACTTAAAAAAATTAAAAAAAGAACATCAAATTATTTTAAAGCACCAAATTCTGCATTACAATCAATTTATACTATTTTAGAAAAAATAGCAATCGATACTACTAATAATATTATTTATCAAGATATTAATAAAATATTTGAAAACATTTATAGTTCAAATACAGAATCTGCAGAAGAATTAAGAAACATTGTATCTACATATTTACCTTCCAGAGATTTAGAATTTGATCCATCAACAATTAATGATAAAATGTTGGATATTGTGGAAAATATAGACGATGATGGTAAAAAAAAAGCTTTGGGAAAAAATGTTGTAAATACTACTTCACTTGCTTTATCTCTTGTTGAAGATGAAGAATATGATATATTTGATGATAAAACATTTAATGATGATATATTTATTGTAAATGAAAAAAATTATCCAATTTATTTTTCATATGATTACCAATCAAGAATAACAAATAATGATTGTTTTATTATTAATATTGGATTATTAGAAACATTAATAAATAGAGGAGCGCAAATATTTTATACAGATAAAATGGGCAAATCTGTTTTAGATTATATTTTAGAAGCAAAAATGTATTTTTTATTAGATAGCAAAATAATTAAAAGTAAAATTATTTCAAATATAAAAGTGTATGCAATTGAGAAAATGATATTGATTGAACAAAAACATAATTCTACTTTAATGGATAATAATATAATAGTATTAACTGAATCATATCAAGAAGATTTTATTAAAAGACTAAAAAATATGGATGAAATTAAAAATAATATACCCATTAATCTTAAATATATTTACAATGTTTTTTTAATAATGCAAAATATATATTGGTATAGATTACTAAATAAAACATTTAATGATAATTCTAAATATTTAAAATTTTTCAATATAGTTTATATTGATAACAAATTAGATAAAGACTCGGATTGGAAAAATATTATAAATGGTGTTAGTGGAAATATTAAAGATATTATATCAAAATTAAAAAATTCAAGAACACAAAAGTTAGAAAAATTAAAAAAATTATCACAATTAGAAAAAAGTAATGATGAAACTAATAAAAGAATTATTGAAAGATATAAAGACAGAATTGATAATTTAAATAAATTTTCTAATGCATTTGCATCTAATCTAAAAATAGAAAAATATCAAATAGAAAATAAAAATTTTGATGGAATTCCAACATATCATAAACCCGGATTTAATGAATCTAATTTAACCGAAGATAAAAGTATACGTTTTTTTAGAAGGGTATTTGAATCATATCGAGATAATCCCAATAATTTAGGACCAATGTTATATACTTATATGTGGAGTTTTATTGTAAATAATAATAAGTACTTAGTTCATTTAGAATTACAAAAAAAATATAATAATTTATTAAATTCACCAATATTTACAATGAGTAATGAACAACAAATTTTAATTGAAAGTGAAACTACTAATTTTATATCTGAATTAAATAACATTTATGAATATTTTCAACCAATATCAGATTTTATTGATGCAAAATTATATGATCAAGTATTAAATGAAAATCCATTGTTATTATGTCAAGTAAGAATTATTAATCATATTTTAACAACATTTTTGGGATCTAATTTATATGCTAATCTAGAAAAAATATTATTTCAAGATATTAAAAATAGATATTTAGGTAATCCTGTACAAGACAATGTTAATATAGCAGATGATACAGAAATATTAAATACTGTTCATGATGTTTTAGAAGATGTTAAAAAATACATTTTGATAGATAATTTAGAAAATGATTATTTAGGTTTTGCATTTATGAAAACATTTATGGGGTTTAAAGTCGATTCAGAAGAAAATGAAGAAAATGATAATTTAGAAACAATCTTTGAAAAAATAATGAGTAAATTAATATTTAGTACTAGAAAAGATAAAATTGTTCCTGTAAGCGAATCGACTATTACTAAAAAAACTAAATCACTACCAGAAATTAACATACCTGGAAATTTAAAAATAAGTATTCAACAAAATATAATAGATAAAGCAATTGAATCTTATGTAACAGATAAATATGATGATACTGGTCTTAATATTACTGATGCTCAAACTGATGTTGCTAATGCTGTTGCTGCTGCTGCTAAAGCTGCTACTGCTGCTCAAGCTGATGTTGCTACTGCTGCTCAAGCTGCTTTTGTTGCTGTTGATGCTGCTAAAGCTGCTGCTAAAGCTGTTACTGCTGCTCAAGCTGTTGTTGATGCTGCTGCTGCTAAAGCTGCTGTTGATACTGCTGTTGATACTGCTGATGTTGCTCAAACTGCTGTTGATACTGCTGTTGATACTGCTGATGTTGCTCAAACTGCTGCTGATGTTGCTCAAGGTGCTGCTGATGTTGCTGTTGAAACTGCTGCTGCTGCTGCTGCTGCTGTTGATGATGTTGCTCAAGCTGCTGCTGCTCAAGCTAAAAATGTTGTTAATGCTGTTGTTGATGCTGCTGCTCAAGCTAAAGCTGCTGCTGAAGCTGCTGCTAAAGCTGCTGCTGAAGCTGCTACTGCTGTTAAAGCTGGTGTTGATGCTAATGCTGTTAATGCTGCTCAAATTGCTGTTGATCAAGCTAATATTGCTGCTAAAGCTGCTGATAAAGCTGTAGCTACTGCTAATACTGCTGCTGCTGTTGCTAATGGTACTGTTGCTTTTATTGTTTTTAATAATTTTACTAAGACAAATGAAGACAAAATTACAACAATAGTATTTGTTGTTTCTATGGCAATAGATAAAAGAATAAAATTAGAAGTAAATGCAGATTTATATAATAAAAAAATACCTGGATTAGTAGGTATTGTTACTGCTTCAAATATTATTAATGGTAATGATAATATTAAAACAAATGAAAATATTATTGAAAAAATTATTGAATATGATAAAACTATTACTAAAGAATTTGCAAGTATATTATCACTAATTGCATTAACTACAGCTGAAGCAATTCTTAAAAATACGGAGACTATAGAAAACGATGAAATAATAGAATTTATAAATAAAGGTTTAGATGCTGGTAGATTAATTGAAATAGATACAGCAGAAACAGCAGCAGCAACAGCAGCAGTTAGAAGACGCACCGTAGCGTCTGGTTTAACTGATAGTTCAAAAGTAATAGAGAATATACGTAATAATGTTTTACCATATTATTTATTATTATATAAAGAAACAGCTCAAGAATTATTAAATTTTTCAGATTCTTATTATAGATTTATTAAGAATTCATATTCGGGAATAAGAACGCTTAAAAAATTATTAGAATAATATTTTTATTAATTAATTTTATTCAGTATCATTAAATATATTTGCTACTTGAGTTTTCCATTCTGTATTAATATTTGTTATATGCTTCATTAATATATGTTGTACTGGTATCCAATTATTTGCTGCACGTCGTGCTTCTGGTGCTTGATTCCATAAACTATTTTTAAATTCTACAAGATCGTTACGTAATAAAAATTCTTCATTAGGAATAAATAATAATATTCTTTCTAAAACTTCATCAATAGATCTGCTTTTGTTCATTTAATTATTTAATTCTTAAACTAATAATTAAATAATTTATCAATTTTTAATCTAAATCTTCATGTATCTCTAATGTATATGAATGCTCCAAATTACCAAAATCATATAAATTTCCAGCTGGATCATAAAAATATATTTCCCAATCTGATAATGATGGAATAAGATATGTAAATGTTTCACCTAACTGTACATATTGATTATATAATATTGATCCTGGATCACCTGATAATAATAATTTAGCAAATACATAATCTACTGTACCTGTGTTACATGATTCTTTAAATAAAGGACAACTCATTAATATGTAATTATAACCCGATAAATTAATAGAATTATTTGTATAAGAAACAGTTAAATCAATATTATCATACATATACAAATCTCTATTTGTATTAATATAATTAAATTTTGTAAAAGAATATGCATTGCCAGAATTTCTAAACCCAATTAAACTACCAATTGTATCCGGTTTATTAAATAATAATTGTGATTTTACTGGAAATATTATTCCCATTGCTGTACCACCGTTAGTTGTTGTTGACGATGATGAAGTATTATATTTTGGTAATTTAAGTTGATAAGTATTTTCATCAATAACTTCTTCTATTGTAAAAACATTATTTAATACTTCTTGAGGTATACCATCTGTACCAGTTGCATTAATAATAGTAATATTAATACCAACTATTAATGCATGATTAGGATGATTAATAATTAACCTACCATTATTGTCTGTAAAATTAGCCGGAGCTATATAAGTAATTGAACGAGGTACAAGTATTGTTGTAAAAAACTCTATACTAAAAGTATCTGTATTTGATTCCAATGTTATATTACATAAATTATAAGTAAGATAAGAATATGCTGTAGTATTATTATTAATAATTTCTATATTTGGTCTAAAAACATTCTGTATTAATTTTTTTAATTCACTCTGTAATAATGAAATTGTATAATTACCAGGATTTAATTCAACTGAATAAACATAATTACCATCTCTGCCTAATTTCCAATAAAATGCATTGTTTTTTTTATTAATTGGTATAGATTTAATTACTTTTTCTGTATTTGGAAATTCTGTACTAACTAATTTTATTCTTGAAATATTATAAAATGTTTTTTTTAATGAAATTTTATAATAATTATTATATTTATATCCTTCCATAAAATCTATTACTTTTGCTACCCATACTGAATTATTTCCGCATCTATTAATAGTAATACTATTACTAATACTTAACTTGATTTTATAATAATTAGGATCTGTATAATATATTATTTGAAACCCTGATAATTGATTCACGCTAGTTGGATAATTCGAATTAATTAAATTTAAATTTATACCATTAATATCTTTAAAAAATATATTTATTGATGTTGAATTATATGTACCTGTAAAATTTGGAAGAATATTTCCCAAATTAATATAATAATAATCATTACTACCTATTTCTAATGATGATGTTGATGCATATATTGTGTGTAAACTATTTATAAAATTAATAGGTACATTAAAAAATGATGATTCATTATTTATATTACCAATAAAATTTTGGATTTCTATCTGCATAATATTATTTGTTGTAAAATCTATACCATGATTAAGATGATTAACTTTAACATAACTACTATGTACTGTAAAAGTTAATGCATTACTTAATATTATATGTTTTGCAGTTACACCTTGTATTATTATATGATCATTTACTAAAAATGGATGATTTTTATGATGAATAATTAAATCAGTATCATTTAAACTATTTGAAATAATATCTATTGGATTATTTTCTAAATAATAAATATTATTATCTAATACATTTTTTGATTCTACATTTCTATATGCTGAATCAATATTAACCCTCGTTATTTTCTTATTTGTTTTATTTGTTACAACACTCGGTTTAATATCTAATTCTTTTTTACTATTGTTATTTAATCCTTTTGTCATCACAAATTTGTCAGCACCATTTTCAACATCATTATTATTATCATTATTATTAGAAATTTTTCTTAACTTGTAAGTATCAATTATATTATTTCTTAAATAATCATTAGTTAATACAATGTTTTCCATTAATATAATTATTTATATATATTTAAGTATATTATAAAAATTGAATTATATAAAGATTTGTTATATATTTTCAATTACTTAAATAATGGCATCAAAAAAAGCAGTCAAAAGCATAGAAGAAATTTATCAAAAAAAAACTCCAGTAGAGCACATTTTAACAAGACCTGATACCTACATTGGCGATGTTAAAAATCAAAAAGAACTATTATGGATTTATGATAAAGATAAAAATATGTTAGTAGAAAAAGAAATTGAATATGTTCCAGGTCTATATAAAATTTTTGATGAAATTATTGTTAATGCTGGTGATCGAGTTCAAGAAGATTCTACTTGTGATATTATTAAAGTTTCTATTTCTAAAGAAGATAATACTATTTCTGTTTATAATAATGGTGTTGGTATTGATGTTGTAGAACATAAAGATCATAAAGTATATGTACCATCATTAATTTTTGGAGAATTATTAACTTCTACTAATTATGATGATACTAAAATGAGAACAACTGGTGGTAGAAATGGATATGGTGCAAAATTAGCAAATATATATTCAACATTTTTTTCAGTAGAAACCGTTGATGGAAATAGAAAATTAAAATTTTATCAAGAATTTAAAAATAATATGTCAGAAAAAGGTCAACCAAAAATAACTGCTTTAAAAGCAGATAAACCAAAAACTTTTACACAAATAACATTTAAACCAGATCTAATTCGTTTTGGGTTAACTCAATTAACCGATAGTATTATATCATTATTTGAAAAAAGAGTATATGATTTAGCAGGCGTATATCCAAAAATAACTGTGTATCTTAATGAAAAAAAAATAAGTTTTGGTAATTTTAAAAAATATATTGATTTTTATAATTTTAATATGATTACTGAATCAGAATTATCAGATACTAAAAATTCTGATTCTGAATCAAAAACTAAAGAATCTAAAGATAATGTTATTTATGAAGAAGTAAATGATAGATGGAAAATTGGTGTTATTTATACACCCAATAATGATTTTAAGCAGGTATCATTTGTTAATGGTATTTGTACATATCATGGTGGTTCGCATGTAGATTATGTTGTAAATGCAATCATTGATAAAATAAAAATACAAATTAATAAAAAGCATAAAGATTTGGTTATTAAACCAACAGCAATTAAAGAAAATATTATTGTTTTTATTAATGCAGTAATTGAAAATCCTGCATTTACTTCTCAGGTAAAAGAAACTTTAAAAACAAAAACATCAGAATTTGGTTCAACTTGCGATTTATCTGATAAATTTATTAAAAAATTATGTTCAACTGGTATAGTTGATCAAGTAATTAATTTGGTTAAATTAAAAGAACAGAGTTTGTTAAAAAAAACTGATGGTAAAAAAACTACAAATATTAAAGGTATCCCTAAATTAGAAGATGCTAATTGGGCAGGTACAAAAAAATCTAAACTTTGTAAATTAATTCTTACCGAGGGTGATTCAGCAAAAGCATTTGCATTAGCTGGTCGTGCAGTTGTTGGATCAGATATGTATGGTGTTTTTCCTTTAAGAGGAAAATTGCTAAATGTTAGAGAAGCAAAATCATCACAAATTATGAACAATGAAGAAATTAAAAATATTAAAAAAATTATGGGATTACAACAAGGTAAAGTATATACTGATCAAAATGAATTAAGATATGGTGGTATTATTGTTTTAACCGATCAAGATTCAGATGGTTTTCATATTAAAGGATTATTAATAAATTTTATTCATTATTTTTGGCCATCATTAATAAAATTAAATACTTTTGTTTTTGCATTACAAACACCTATTGTTAAAGCTACTAAGGGTAAAGAAATTAAAACATTTTATAACCTTAGTGATTATGAAGATTGGAAAAATACTATTAATACTAATATTTGGCGTATTAAATATTATAAAGGATTAGGAACATCAACAAAAGATGAGGCCAAAGAATATTTTGAAGATATTGAACAAAAATTAATCAATTATACTTATACTAATGAATCTGGAGAATGTGATAATATTAAAATACCCGATGAAACTCTTACTGAAACAGCAACTGCAACAAGAACTGCAACAGTTGTTGATAATGAAGAATCAGAAGATGATACTTTTGATATTTCAAAAATTACAAATATTACTGCAAAATATAAAGATGAAACAACCGAAGCAGTAACATTGGCATTTGAAAAAGATAGATCTAATGATAGAAAAATATGGTTAATGAAATATGATAGAAAACAAATTATTGCAGAAAATATTAAGGAAGTTCCAATTAAAACATTTATTAATCGAGAACTAATTCATTTTTCTAATGATGATTGTAATAGATCAATTCCATCTGTCTGTGATGGTTTAAAGCCAAGTCAAAGAAAAGTGTTATATGGTACATTTTTAAAAAAATTATATTCAATTAAAGATGAAATTAGAGTATCGCAATTAGCTTCATATGTTTCTGAAAAAACATGTTATCATCATGGTGAAGCATCTGTAATTGGTACAATAGTTAAAATGGCTCAAACATTTGTTGGTTCCAATAATATTAATTTGTTATTTCCTTCTGGACAATTTGGTACTAGATTACTTGGTGGTGAAGATGCAGCATCAGCAAGATATATTCATACATTTTTAGATGTTTTGGCACCATTAATATTTAGAGAAGAAGATAATCCAGTATTAAATTATTTAAATGATGATGGTATTCAAATAGAACCAGAATATTTTTGTCCAATTATACCGATGATTTTAGTAAATGGTGCAAAAGGAATTGGTTCAGGTTTTTCATGTACAATTCCACAGTATTCTCCCAAAGAAATTATTCAAAATATATTTGCAATAATGAATAATAATACTGGTAAACAGTTAATGCCATGGTATAAAGGTTTTAATGGATCAATTTTAAATTCTAATAAAGATGGTTCATTTTTAATATATGGTAAATATCAATTATTAGATGATTGTACAATTAAAGTAACTGAATTACCAATAGGCGTTTGGATTACTGACTATAAAGAATTTTTAGAAACGGAAATAGAGAAAAAGAATATTTTATCCTATACTTCTAATATTACAGATGAAGTATTTGATTTTACAATTTCTATGGATGATATAAAATTAGAAAAAATGATCAAAGCAAAAACAATTTATCAAAAATTAAAATTAGTATCAAGAATTTCTACAAATAATATGTATTTATATTCAGCTAATGGTGCAATTAAAAAATACAGATCTCCTGAAGATATTTTATCTGAATTTTATGATCTTCGTATAGATATGTATAAAAGAAGAAAAGAATATTTAATTAAAAAATATGAAAATGAATTAAATATACTTGCTTGGAAAATGAAATTTATCAAGTTTGTTTTAGATGGCACAATTATAGTTTTTAAACAGAAAAAAGATGTAATTATTAATAAATTAAAAGAGTTAAAATTTCCTGAATTAGCAACAAATAAAGATTCAGATGACAAAGAATCATATGAGTATATTACTTCATTGCCATTGTTCTCATTAACAGATGAAAAAGTTGAAGAATTACAAGAAAAAATAAATAATAAAGAAGAAGAAATTGTAAAGATTAAAGCTACTTCAGAAATTGATCAATGGAAAAAAGAATTAGAATTATTATTAGAAAAATATGAAGAATGGAATGAGATAAAACCTAAAGAAATTAAAATAAAAGCTGTTAAAAAAACAACTAAAGCAACTAAAAAGAATGTCCTAGTAATTTAATTTATATTTGCATAACAAATAATTATTAATATTAATACTAATACTAATACGATATAATATTCTTGTAACATATTAGAATTATTTATAAAATGTTCATAAATATTATTAGTTTTAACAGTTTTATTAGTTTTAACAGTTTTAACAGTTTTAACTGTATCAAAAATTTTATGTTGAATAGATTCAATTTTATTTTGTAACCATTTATAATTATTTTGTTGTATATTTATTAATTCATCTGTATTATTTAATAAATATTCACATCTATTT